ATGGCGAAAGATTATGCCGAGATCAAAGCATCCCAAGGCGGCAAGTCAGGAGGAGCAAGACTCCTCAAAAAAATTAAGTCCCGGTACGACGAAATCGTCATCCAAAATCCAAGCCGAAACGTGAGGGTGATGTTCCAGGACGAGGCCGGCTTCGGACGAATCAACAAACCAAAGAGTTGCTGGTGCAGGAAAGGGAGACGGCCATCTGTTCCCTGCCATCACATTCGTGAATACTACTATGCATATGGAGCAGTAGAGCCGAAGAACGGGGAAAGTTTCTTTCTGGTTCTTCCGTACTGCAACACAGACTGCATGAATGTCTTCCTGTCTGAGTTGGCCAGGGCATATCCTGAGGATCAAATACTGTTGGTGTGTGACGGAGCCATGTGGCACAAAGCAAATTCCCTGGTGATTCCTGCACAAATCACGCTGATTTTCATTCCACCGTACACT